TCGGGGAGGCGAAATTCCAAAGCGAAACCGCCTCCCCAGGAGTTAGCGGCCCCTTTCGATACTCTCTTTCCGGTCGAGCGACTCCTCCCGTGTTTTTCCGCCTATCCTGCGGTGTCCACGTTCGGTGGGATGCTCTCGCTAGTTCTCCCTGTGTCGGATTTCCGGACTTAGTGGAGCGGTGTTCTGAGTTCGGGTCCGGACTCTCGCCTTCAAGCGAGAGAGCCCCTCTCCGAGTAAACGCCTCCCGAAGAGCCACAACGGCAGGACGATACGCCGAGACCGTGCGGCCATGAAGGCGGGAAAAGGCGGGAAAAGGCGGGATAAAAACGGGCTTCTAGTACACGCTCGCTCCCCGGTGGTTGTGACTGCATCCGGCCGGCACGCATAACTATAGCGCGCGTGATCACCAGGCCCATTTGAGTTTTCCCCTTGATTTACTTAAGTTTCTTATTCAAGATCGTTTATGTGTCTTGTAAGCGGTGCCCCGTTAGTTAGGCGAAGCGGCAATGAACAAGCCGCGTGGCAGGTCTCTCTGCCACGCGGCTTTTCTTGTTTAGGCGGTCCTCTTGGCTGGGTGTCGCACACGGCACATGGGCTGCGCCACAGCCCGGCCGGTGAAGCGCTTCAACCTGACGACGGCTACTACTGCTTTTTGGGTGCGATCTCGATTCATCTTTAATGGAGGCTTCCTATGGCAACTGTGCAAGATACCCCAGCAATCCGAAGACCCGGTGTGCTAGAGCACGGCCAATCTGAGCTACAACAATTAGATCGACGATCCATCGAGCGCTTAGCCTCACTGGCCGACTGCGCCGTTCGCGCGGGGCGCAGCATCCTGGCGAACCTCCCAATACATGGCCGACCTTGGATGTTCGACGGACGATCACTTCCGGCGCCGGCGGCGCACGACGTGGTCTGTGCCATGACCGACCTGGAGCGCGGACTCAACCCGTATGGCAGCCCAGAGCGGCCTGTCCCTGAGCCGGACGCCTACGAAGTCTTACAAGCCGCGGGCATGGAGCCAGCATGGCAAAGGTATGTCCCTTGGGTTGAAGGTCTGCTTTGCAGTCGCAAACGCATCCACACTGATCTTTGCTGGGTGCGATGGCCGTGGCAGTTCGAGCATCCGCTGGGTCGGATCGCGCCGGACGGGCCGGAGTGCCTCATCCAGGCGGCCCAGTGGCTGCGCGAGACGTGCAAGGAGCATGAAAGTCTCCTCACGAATCAAAGCCAGACGAACTGGACGTGCACCGTAGGTGGCTTCTGGCTTGGTGGGGTCTTACAGCCGCTTGGAGGAGTGAATCTGATGCTGCTGGCCGCCTTCCGCGCCGCGCCGGGGATGCGCCTGACCGCCAAACAAGTTGTGCAAACCTGTACCGATCCTGCGTGTGTCGAGCGCCCGGCCAAAGCTTACGTATCCGACCTCAATCGCAACCTTCGCGACCGACTGGGTCTGATTGCAAACCCCGTTCGGCGCTTGAGCAAAGGCGTTTATCAATTCGAGCCGACGGTCTGACAGGGTACGGGATTTCGTACCTTTTTCGGACTCAAATCAATCGATCCCGTTGCCTATCATGTTTTCAAGCTCGGGCCTTCACCTGAGCAGATTCAGGGGAGCGGGCCGTCCGCCCCCTGTGACTTGTACGAGTTCGGAACGAGACCATCGAAACCGAGGTGAGCCGTGTTGATTCGTGATCGCATCAAGGAACTTCGCCGCGTCCGCGCCGGCGATCTCAAACCCCATCCCAAAAACTGGCGCGTGCATCCGGAGTCACAGAGGAACGCCCTGCGCGGTCTGCTAGCCGAAATCGGCTACGCCGACACGCTGCTGACCCGCGAGCTGCCCGACGGCAGCCTGCAATTGATCGACGGTCACCTCCGCGCCGAAACGACGCCCGATTCTTTGGTCCCCGTCTTGGTGACCGATCTCACCGAGGAGGAGGCCGAAAAGGTCTTGCTCACGCTCGATCCGCTCGCCGCGATGGCCGCCGCTGACAAGGACAACCTCCAAGCGCTGCTGTCCAGCCTGCAGTTCGAATCGCCGGACGTGGCCGCCATGTTGGAAGCGCTGGCCCAAGAGTGCAAAATCGATCTGCCGGCGTTAGCCTGCTCCGGCCAGACCGACCCGGATGCCATACCTGAGCCGCCCGATCACCCAATCACCCAGCCGGGCGATCTTTGTATCTTGGGCACCCACCGGCTCCTGTGCGGCGACTCGAGCAAGGCTGAGGATGTCGACCGGCTGCTCGACGGTGCAGCCATTCACCTGGCTCACACTGATCCGCCGTATAACGTCAAGGTCGAGCCGCGGTCGAATAACGCCATCGCCGCCGGGCTCTCTTCATTTCCCGGCGACGAACCGCAGCCACGGCAACGCTTGAACAAAACCGGCCGCGCGGACGGTCTCCAGCACCACCAATCCCTGGACTTGGCGCGCCATCCGGAAAAGGCCAAGCCCACGCAGAAGCAGCTGCGGGCCAAGGACCGGCCCCTCATCAACGATTTCGTCTCAGGGGCCGAGTTCCAGCGCCTGCTCCAGGGCTGGTTTGGCAATCTGGCCCGTGTCCTTCTGCCCGGTCGTAGCTTCTGGGTCTGGGGCGGGTATGCCAATGTCGCCAACTACCCGCCGGTGTTGCAAGCCTGCGGGCTGTACTTCTCGCAAGCCGTGATCTGGGTCAAAGAGCATCCGGTGCTGACGCGCAAGGACATGATGGGCAACCACGAGTGGTGCTTTTACGGTTGGCGCGAGGGCGCCGCCCATCACTGGTACGGTCCCAGCAACGCCACCGATGTGTGGAGCATCAAGAAGGTCAATCCCCAGTCGATGGTCCATCTGACCGAAAAACCCGTGGAGCTGGCCGTGCGGGCGCTGCAGTACTCGTCGCGCCCCGGCGAGCACGTCCTGGATTTGTTCGGTGGCAGCGGCTCAACGTTGATTGCCGCCGAGCAGACGGGCCGACGCGCCTTCTTGATGGAGATCGATCCGCTTTATTGCGACGTGATCGTGACGCGCTGGGAGCACTTCACCGGCCACAAGGCGCACCGAGCCGCGGCCTAACCGCCGACCGCCAGCGAGCCGAACATGTCCAACTCCGCGTCGCAGCCAGAACCTTGGGAGCGCCAAGCGAGCGAGCCCAACCGCTGGTTCGCCCGCTTCGAGAGTTACCGTCTGGCCGGCCCCGGCCGTTCCCTGTTGGCCGTCTACAAGCGCGAACGGCAAACAGCGGGCCGAAACACCCCGGCCAGCCGCGTGCCTGGGGCCTGGGATCGCGCGGCGACTCGCTGGCACTGGCGCGAGCGCGCCGAAAGCTGGGATGAACAGCAGCGCCAGCAGGCCCGTGCGATCCAGGCCCAGGTGCTGGCGGAGATGAACGAGCGCCATATTCACGAGGCCCAGGCCCTGCAAAGCAAGGCCCTGCAACGCCTGAAAGCCCTGGACCTAGACGCCCTCTCCGCGGCCGACGTGCTGCGCTATCTGGTCGAAGCCACCAGGCTCGAACGCACTGCCCGCGGCGAGCCCGAGGCCATCGAAGAGCGGCGTCTGACCGGCAAAGGCGGCGGACCCGTCGGCTTCTCGCTCGAAGACGCCGTGAACGCTGACAAGGAACTGGAGGATTGGCACCATGCTCGCGAGCAACAGACCGGGGGCGGAACGCTACCGCAAGGAAATCCGGAAGTGCCGTAAGTCGCCCGCGTATTTCCTCGACACCTACGCCCTGATTTATGACGCCACGTCGCGGGACTGGATTCCGTTCCGGCTGTGGTCGGCGCAGATGGGCACGTTGCAGACCATCAAGGACAACCGCCTGGTGGTGATTCTCAAGGCCCGGCAACTCGGCCTGACCTGGCTAGTGCTAGGGTTCGCTCTATGGCTGATTTTGTTTCATCCCGCCGCGACGGTGTTGCTTTTCTCCCGGCGCGACGATGAAGCCGTGGATCTGCTCGGCACGCGCTTGCGCGGCATGTACGACCGGCTGCCGGGCTGGATGAGGGTGCGGTCGTTCGGCGCGAACAACGATCATGAATGGGAACTGTCCAACGGCTCGCGCGTGCTGGCCTTCCCGACCACGGCCGGCGACTCCTATACCGCCAGCCTGGCCATCGTCGACGAGGCCGACTTAGTGCCCGACCTGGATCGCCTCATGAGGGCCGTCAAGCCGACCATCGACGGAGGCGGCCGCATGATCCTCTTGAGCCGAGCGGACAAGGCTAATCCGGAATCGCCCTTCAAGAAGGTTTACCAAGCCGCCAAAGAGAAGAAGACCGCCTGGGTGCCGGTGTTTCTGCCCTGGAACGCGCGACCCGGCCGCGACGCCGTCTGGTATGCCGAGCAGCAGGCCGACATCTTGCACCGCACCGGCGCTCTCGACGACCTCGCTGAGCTGTACCCTGCTTCCGATGCCGAAGCCCTAGCCCCACGGGCGCTCGACAAATGGATCAATCTGGAGTGGCTGCGTCAGTGTTACCAGGAACGCCGTCCACTCGCCCCCTTGCCTCCCGGCGCACCGGCCATTGCGGCCCTGCAGGTGTACGTCCTGCCGCAGCGGGGACGATCCTACGGCATTGGCGCTGACCCGGCGGAGGGCAATCCGACCTCCGATGACTCGGCTTTGGCCGTGCTGGATCGGGTCAGCGGTGAGGAGGTCGCGTCGTTGGCCGGCAAGTTTCAGCCCGCCGTCTTCGCCGCCCACATCGATGCGATCGCCCGGTGGTACCACAATGCGGAAGTGCTGGTGGAGCGGAATAACCACGGGCACACCGTCTTGCTGTGGCTGCGCGACCACAGCCGGGTGGCGCTTGCCCGCGGCATGGATGGCAGGGACGGCTGGCTGTCCAGCAGCAAGGGCAAGGCGATGCTGTACGATACAGCCGCGGAAGCCTTCCGCGACCGGCAGACGATGGTGCACGGGTTCGCCACGTTCCACCAGCTGGCCAGTATCGAGGGGGCAAGCCTGCGCGCGCCGGAGGGCCAGCCGGACGATCGGGCCGATGCTTACGCCTTAGCGCTGTGCCTGGTGCAGCTGCTGTGTAGGCAGAGCACGGCAGGGCTGCAGGCCATCCCGAGGGCTCCCGGCAGGCACATTCTGTTTGGCGAGCAGCCCGGGCCCGGGGTGGCTTGGCGGGCGAAGATGGACCAGCTGGGCCGCAGCGCCTATGGCGGCGGGCGGGTGCAGTGGGGATGACGATCGCCGAGCGACACGGTACGAGGCCGAGCCGAAGCGCGGCGTCCGCGCGCCAGGGGCGTGCCGGAAGCCCGGCTCGCTTCGCGGCGCGCCACTGGATCCGCGCGATTACCGCGCTACCGCGTGCCGC